GGTAGAAGCGCACCGTGAGGCTGCGTGGAGGGCGGGGTGGCTCTGCGGCTTCGCGTGGACAGCTTTGGGCGTAGTTATTGCCGCTGCAATCTACTCCAGCTTTGTAGTGATAGCAGATAAATCACATACAAAAGTAGAGAAGAAGAAGTGACTATCCATTACCACGGTACGCCAATAACACCGCGTTCAGTTTTGCAAGAATTAAGTGGAAAGTGTTTTTGCGTTTCTTTTGCTTCACCTAATGATTGCATTTGGGCGCATGAGCATGGACAAAGTGTGATGTTGGATAACGGCGCGTTTTCAGTTTGGAGGCGAGGCATTTCTATGGATTGGTCAAAGTATTACGCTTGGTCTGATAAATGGCTTGAATACCCAACAACTTGGGCGGTCATTCCTGACGTAATAAACGGTGGCGAAGCGGAAAATGATGCAATGTTAAAGGAGTGGCCTAACCAGAAAGGAGCTCCCGTTTGGCATTTGCACGAAAGCATTGACCGTCTTGAAAGGCTTTGCGCTGACTACGACAAGGTTTGTTTTGGCTCAAGTGCTGAGTATCAGACCGTTGGTAGCCAGATTTGGCACAAGCGAATGTGCGAAGCCATGAACGCAATCTGTGTTGATGGTGTTGTGCCGGTTTGGATTCATATGCTCCGAGGTATGGCATCTTCTCGGTTCGGCTACCCGTTTGCGTCTGTTGATTCAACCGACATCGCTAGGAATCACCATATAAATAACAACGCTTTGCAGATGGCAAACATTTGGGATTCTGTGCAATGCAAACCCAAATGGAACATAACTCCGATACAAGAAAGGATGTTTGTATGATTTATTTTGCAATAGGTATTTATACGGCTGCAATGATTGCGGCTAATTTAATTGTGGCGTTTTTTGGCCCCTGGGTCAGCCCAATTAATTCATTTTTTTTAATTGGTTTGGATTTGGCTTTGCGCGACAAACTTCACATGATGTTAAAGCCATTGCAAATGCTGGCGTTAATTATGGCTACAGGTTTCTTAACATATCTTTTTAATCCAACTATTTCCAAAATAGCCATTGCATCAAGCATTTCGTTTATGGCAGCAGCACTAGTTGATTGGGGCGTGTTTCGGGCAATTACTGGAAAATGGATTCGTAGAAGCATTTGGAGTAATACAGCGGGTGCGGCAGTTGATTCTGTGCTTTTCCCTACACTAGCCTTTGGAGTATTTCTTCCTCACATTGTGGCAATGCAATTTATAGCCAAAATAGCAGGGGCAACTTTTTGGTCATTTATGTTAAAACCTAAAAATAATTAAAAGTTACCGACTACCGCAACTCCAACGTTTCCTAGCCGCTTTTCCTCTTACACCGTTCCACTTCTTACTACGGGCGCAGAAAGATTTGTGTCGAGGATTCTTCGGATCTTTGTTAGGTGCTTTGAGGTTACTGCCAGCAGCATTAGCCTTGCGCCTACCTTTTGCAGTCAGGCCAGCACCTTTAGACGCGGGTAATTTCTCACCGCGTCCTACCGATAGATTAGGAAACTTTTTCCTAGCCATGATTATTTAGTAGTTGCCACCAACCGGATTAAGTACGCCTACAGGCGCATCCGTTACAATCTTTGCGCCTGGCTTGATATGCCCATTTGTTAAGGGTGACTCATTAATAGGGCCAAAGCAACTAGCAAGCTGAACGCCATTAACGGGTTTTGCCTGTTTATCGCACAGCATTGACCATTGGTTGCTCATCCCCTCCGTCTTACTGAGCGTAAAGGTACGCTGCAAAGCGGGTACAACCGCCCAGGTCGGTGCTTGGGGAAACTCACTTACGGTACTGAACAGGCTCCAGACCTTGCCAGCAGGGGCATCGCAGCTACTGTTCATCAGTTCAGCATTAGCTATAGAACGTCCTGTAAGCACCGGACAGACCGCCATTCCCTCTTGGAAAGCCTTACCCTTAACCATGACTACTTTGCCCGTAGGCGTAGATCCAGAGGCTGCACACAGGGCGTACTCACCGTTGCAGATCATCAGTTTGACAGGCTCACCAGATGAGCCACTAGAAATTAAAAAGCCTATTACAAGCATTATGTATTTCATCGTATTCCCTTTATAAAGAGCGCAGCTTCAGCATCCCTGCGTTTGACCAATCCTTTTACCTCTACACCGCCAGCAGTACGGGGTTTGGCAATCAATACCGCCGCCTTCTCCCAGTTTCCTTCATTGATAGCCCGTCTAAGTCTAGAAACTCTGAAGGCTCCGATTCCACAATTCCAACACCAACTGACAACTGCTGCGTGGCTTTGTGGCTTTGTTGCAATGGGAGCAGCCAGTTTGAGCATAGCGCACGAATAACTGACCAATCCTTCACGGAGTTCTTTCTTGGCCTCCTCTCCCGTAATCCCAGGACTATCCTCACAGATTCCATACGTTCTCCCGTATCCGCGTGTCCATACAGGTGGAGAAGCTAGACGATCCAGATAGGGATAAACCATCCCCCCGCGCCGTTTCTCGCAACCTTCAAAGTAAATAACAAGAGGTAGCGCAAAGTCTAACCAATCACTCATTTAGACTTGCGTAAGGATCTATCTGCAAACCAGAAACTAATAATGCTGCCAAGCAATGCACCATCAAATTCCGTATAAGCGGATCTAACCGCCTCTGCTAAAGATATGCCGGTCTGCATGGATAGGTAGAGCGTAGCGCCCTTTGCAGCCGAATAGATAGCCAACAGCCAGTAACTTGTCACCGGCCTGACTGACGCTGATAGGGCTAATGTCCACCCACCAGCAGTAGTTGCTTCTTGAGATTGGGATTTAATGGCGGTTGTTAGTGCTTCCAACTCACCGGCTTCCCTAGCCGAATCTACATCCATCTGACGCAATGACTTGTCAGACTCACTCTTTTGCGCTTGCAGGGCTACCTGCTTGTCATACATTACCGCTTCGTGCTGGCGTTCTTTTTCTTTGTCCTGCATCTCTATGTGTGCCTGATACAACCTAGACACGCCACCAAAGACAATACCAAGTAGTTCAAACATTAATGCGCTTTCAATACCAAAGACACAAGCAGCATAAATATTGCGCCAAGTCCTGTAACGAACAATGTTTCTATGCGCTTTAACCTAGCATTAACACCGCGCATTTCCTTCTCAATTCCTTCGTATCGCAAGGCACAAAGGTCAATGTGATTTTCTACTTTATTATCAACCTCTGTGACTGTGACCATTACAATCCTTCACCTGGCGTTGCATAGACAATGCCAGTTCCAGAGGCAGCAATAGCAGATAGATACAGCGTAGCCGTGTTACTCGACTGCGCTGGCGTTGTCAAAATAATTGTTGAATTGTTGTGCAAAACCATTCCGTATCCTGGCGTTCCTGCCGCTGGAATAACAACATCGCCGGTACTAGAATTGCTCAACCTAAGAAAAACCTCCCCTGCCGTTCCGTTATGAACACGAACTTGGTTACAAGGACTATCAGAAAGAATGGCTACCGTATTTGCAGCGGTAGTCACATTTATTCTAGTAGTCTTCCCATTAACTTGGAAAGCAATGTTGTTAGCCATTAGTAGACTTTCCGACCAGGCTTAGTAGTGGGTGACAGCTTGGTAGAGGTTTGATTATCGTCAAAGTTGAATACCGAACGAAACCCACCTACCGGCATCGTGCCTATAGGCCAATGCGGTTGACCACCATCGGTGTTATCAGCAGGACGTTGAGCGCGTACCGGCTTTGCCATGCGCTGATTCTTATTCAGTAACTCTGCGCCTGGTACGGTGCTTTTAATTTGAAGATCTTTCATTGTCATTCCTCTCTTTGACTTTAACGATTAAGTAAGCAAAACCAGCAAAAAAAGCAGCCATGCCCAATCTCTCAATTGTCGGCTGATTCATTGTCCAGCAAGCCAACACAAAGGACATAGTAAGCCCTAAGATCGTTAGCAACCTGTCAGCAATAATAGCCAACGCCAACCGCACAAACTTCAATACTGTTTCATCCATTACTATCCCCTAGTTAATGTTAATTCTTTATTCTACGCGTTATCTTCCTCATTATCCATGAGGCCGCTTCCCCATTCTTCGTCACTAATTTTCTGCTTAATCT